TCGACCAGCGGACGGTTGACCCTGTCCTTGTATACGAGACCAAATGCGACATACAGGAGGTCTCCAAGGCGGCGAACCCCGTGCTGATCGCGACGTTTTCCGTGTTCATGCCGTTCGATCTGAAGAATGAAGTCCCTATCCACAGGGGCATGAAGTTCTCCGGCTCTATGGGCGGCGTTGATGTCACGGGGATGGTCACGAACGTAGTTCTTTCCCAGGTCGACGGCCTCGTCGCATACGTGAAGGACTATGACGCAAGTGACGGCTCCATTTGATAAGGTTCTTAATCTCATCAAGAGTGAGATAGAGAATCCGACGGTTGACATGACCGTTGTCGAGCGACTGCTTGAGATCGGATACGCGGCTCTTGTCCGCGCGGCCGAGAGCAAGGAAACCGGCAACATCACGCTCAACCAGATGGAGGCGTTCGCTTGCGCCGTATACTTCAACGGAAAGAAGATACGTACGAAATTCCTCGACAAGGCGCAGTATCGCGGCACTCACTATTCCTCGCGGAAGAATGCTGACGTGGATAGCGCCGAGCCGGACCCGAAGCGCGGGCGGATGGGGCGAAGCATGGCTCTTCACGAGCTGCGCGACCACAAGTCCGACACGAATGGTTACGAGCTTTACCTCACGAACGCGATGTGGTACTCCGCGATCCACGAGAAAGGATGGACGATGCGCAACGGGCAGCAGCACAAAGCGCTTCGGATCATCACCCAGGAGATCCTCGAGACGGTCGGTGAGATCGAACGGGATTTTGGCGTAAGCGTATATGTTGATGTTTTGTATAACGGACAGAAGTAATGGCACCTCTTGAAAGACTCGATAGGATGACGGTTTCCTCGATAGAGACGTTTTTCGACACGCTCCTGAGAGGGGACGACAAGCTCACGAAGAACCTTTTCTTCGGCGAGCTCCCTACCGACATCGGCAAGGACTGGACGAAGTTCGCGGTCGTAGACTGCGGCAATCCGATCCGCGACGATGACGCCTATGGCTCCGGCACCGTGAGGGTGATCCTCTACACCAAGCAGAACGCAAAGGGCATCAAGGATGTCAAGACGCTGCAGGAGATGGAGAAGGCGCTCAATCGGATCGTCCGGGAGAGTTCCGACCCTTACTACCACATCAGCTTCCGTGGCCGCTACTCGAGCTATAACGCAATCAATGACTACTTCTTCGTGCTCATCCAACTTAACCTTGTAATAACCTAATAAATCTTACAATTATGGAGAAAGCTTTTTCCCCCATCATCCTTTCGGGTGTGAAGAAAGTACTCTTCACCCCGTGGGTCGGCGACACGCTGGATCTTACCGGCGATCGCTACGATCTGCAGAACCTTGTCGGTGACACCGTGCAGATCAACCAGGACGACAACGAGACCACGGAGGTGCCTTGCGAGACCCGTGACGAGCCTCTCTACGAGGCCATCAAGCTCGGCAAGTACGTGGTGTCCATGGAGTCCGGCGACATCAACCCGGAGCTCCTGCACGTCTGTATGGGCTTCGCGATGAACGCCGCCAAGACCATCGCCTACGCCCCGGCCGCGTACGCAAAGACGTACGCCCATATCGAGGTCCAGATGGAAGACGGCTCCTTCATCGTTCCCCGTGTTCTGCTCGGTCCGAAGCTGAACATCGAGAGCCTGAAGACCGGAATCGCACGTGGTACCATCGCTGGTTCCGCGTACTCCGTCGACATCGCCACCACCGCCGGCAAGAAGATCGCCACCCCGTTCACGTTCGTGAAGAGCGGCACCACTCTCGGCACGATCTCCGCGCTGGGCCAGGGTGCTGGCACGTACGAGGACACCGGTTCCACGATCATCGTCGACCCGACCGCCCTGTCCTTCCCGAAGGCTGGCGGCACCAAGGCCGTCTTCGTCTACGGCGGCGGCGACGACCCGACCCTGACTCCGAGCGAGAACTGGCTGACCGCCACGTTCGACAACGGCGTCATCTCTGCGGTTGCCTCCAACAACGCAGGCACCTCCGCCCGTACCGCTACGCTCACCGTCGGTACCGGCGACGACGCCGTGGAGATCCCTGTGACCCAGGCCGGTTCCTAATCGAACCTAAACTGAACTATGAACCGGGGGCGGGGCTGTGCGCCCTGCCCCTTATTCTTTCCAAAAGATGGCAGAAAAGAAGAAACGCAAGCCGCTCGAGCAGGAGCCGAGCATCGAGGCCCAGGAGCGCCTCATCGAGATAATGAACGATTCGCCGCGAGTGAAGAGCTTTGACGGCACGAAGTGGGAGGTGCGCGCCCTCAAGCCGGGCACGCAGTGGCTCATCGCCCAAGAGGCCATTTCCATCCAGAAGGCCGAATCCGCGAACTTCGAGGACGTGGTTAAGCAGTTCGCCGTGAACATCCCTTCCGTCGTGAAGGTCATCACGCTCGGACTTCTGAACGACCGCCGGCGCATCTACGCCAACGGCCGCGACGGAGAATTCAGCGATGAATACAAGGGTACCTACGACACCATCATGTGGGACACGTCGCAGGATTGCTGGCTGTCACTGCTCGTCGAGATGCTCCAAATGCTCGACATCGAGGTTTTTTTTTCGATTACCAGCTCGATACAGATCTTGCGCCAGAGACTTTTGGAAAGAAAGAAGACGACGGAAGAACAAAGACAGTTGTCTCCCGAACGGAGTGGGGACAAATGATCGACTTCCTCAAGGCTCATCCCGGCGTAACCAAGGATGCCTATCTCTGGGAATGGACCATACCTCAAATCCAGTTGTCCATCTGTGACAACACGCACATCGAATACCTGACGGAAGAGCAGGCGAAGCAGGAGAAGATCCGCCAGAGCGCTGTGCGATTTACGGGCAACAACATGGGAGTGCTGTCCGACCTTGGCATCCCGATCTTCGGGGGAAAAACTAAAAATTGACTTGAACTATGGCACAGGAAGGCGTAGCTGCTGCTCTCAAGCTTGACAGCAAAATCATAGAAGATCTCAAGACCGCACAGGGTTCCATCGAGAAGATGAGCGACGCTTCGGTGAAGCTCGCGGAAAGCTTCGAAAAGGTGTCCGGCAGCGTAACCACGATGGCCGAGAAGATGAAGGGTACCGGCGCCACGTTCAGCGCGGCGTTCGATGCGTCCGGCGCACTGCGCAGCATCAGCCTCATTGGCGAGACGGTCACCAAGGTGGCCCAGAGGTCGAGCGCCGTGAAGCAGTCCATCGCAGACTATACCACGAAGATTGACGACATCCGAAATCGGCTGTCCGACCTGTATAACTATGCCAGCCTCCAGAAGCAGGGCCTTATCCGCATGTCGCCCGAGGATATCGAGCGCAACAAGCAGGAGATCGAATCCCTGAAGGAGCAGCTCGGCAAGCTGCTCGATGCGCGTAAGGCGGCCCTGGGCGGCAATCTGACGAAGCAGCAGGTCGGGGAATTCAACGAATACATCAAGAGCCTCACCGCAGCGAACGACGGCCTCAAGCAGATGAAGACCTACTATAAGGATCTTGAGAAGGAGGCCGCGAAGCTCGCGAAGGAGGAGGACAAATACTATAAGGAGATGGATGCGGCCGGCAAGATCGCCCGGAAGGCTTCCGGTATCCTCGGGGTCAATCCGTCGAATGTTGACCAGATGCTCGAGAAGCTCCGTCAGCTGAAGGCCGTGAAGCGTGAGCTGGAGAAGGACCAGAACGGCAAGGGCCTCATCAATCCGACGTACCTGCAGCAGGTGAACGCCCAGATTGCGAGGACCACCGCCGGCATCAAGCAGGTCAACGCCACCCTCCGGGAGACGAGCACGAGCGCCGGCATGGTCCGGACGCTCCTCATGACCGCTTTCTCTCCGTTCATCGTCCAGCGTTTCCTGTCCGAGATGATCAAGGTGCGCGGCGAATTCGAGCTCGCCCAGCGCTCCCTCGCCGTCATCATCCAGGACGCGAACACCGCCGGCGCCATGTTCAACGAGATCACGAAGATCGCCGTGCGGTCTCCGTTCTCCGTGCAGGAGCTCTTCCAACAGACCAAGCAGCTGGCTGCGTACCGTATCGAGACCAACAAGCTGATCGAGACCACCAAGATGCTCGGCGACATCAGCGCCGGTGTTGGCGTCGACATGCAAAGGCTCATACTCGCATATGGCCAGGTAAAAGCGGCCGAGTTCCTGAAGGGAACCGAACTCCGTCAGTTCTCGGAAGCCGGCGTGAACATGCTGGGCGGCCTGGCGGATCGTTTCACCGAAATCTACAACCGCACGGTGTCTGTCGGTGAGGTCATGCAGATGGTCTCCAAGCGTATGGTCAAGTTTGCCGACGTGGAGGCCGTCCTCAAGAAGACTACCGAGCTTGGCGGCGCGTTCTACAAGATGCAGGAGATACAGGCGGACACGATCCAGGGCCGCATTTCCAACTTGAACGACCGCATCCAGATCATGTTCAACAATATCGGCAAGGGCCACGACGCCTTCATCAAGGGTGTCATCACCGGCCTGGAGAACATCATCAGCCACTGGCAGGCGCTAGCGTCCATCATGGAGCCGCTCATCGTCTTCATGCTTGTGAAGGGTACGGCCGGCCTTATCGGTCTTACCAGGGCTGGCAAGATGATCACTGCGACCGTGGCGAACATGCAGGGTAAGTTCATCGCCATGGGCCACGAGCTCACGGCGCTGAACCGGGTGGCTATCGGGTTTAGGGGTACGGTTGCTTCGATCGGCGCCATCATCAAGCAGAACTGGCTCGGAATCCTCATCTACATCGGAATGGTCCTCGTTGACATTATCGCCAAGGCGAACCAGCTCCGCAAGACGCTCAATGAAATAGGCGCCGAGGCTGCAACAAACCTCAATTCGCAGATCACCCGCTTCGAGAAGCTGCTCGACATCGCTGCCGACACCAACAACAAGCTGGAGGACCGGCAGACCGCGCTCGACAAGCTGAAGGCTGAATACGGAAACATCCTCAATATCCAGAAGCTTGAACTGGACAACGTCCAGGAGCTCAACGACGCCCGCCGCGAGCAGATCGAGTTGATCCGCGTCCAGGCGTACGAGGAGGCCCGGGCAAAGGCCATCAACGAGGCCATGTCAGAGTCCCAGAAGAAGGCCGAGTCGCGCGCAAAGTCCTTGCGCAACGAGATGGTCAGCGGGAACGCCAAGGGCTACGGGTTCGACCGCGATAAGGTGGACATCGGCGTGCAACTCCTCGAAGACAGCGACTATGAGCATATCGAGAACAAGGTATCTGCAGCCATCCTTGACGGAACGGTAAAGGGTACCCTGGAGGCCGGCAAGTTCGCGCTCAAGGAGGCCTGGACCATCGCCGGCCGCTCCGAGGAAGAGATCAAGAACGGAATCGACAGCCTGTCCGAATACTTCATCCGCCAGATCGGTGGCGCCTTCGGTGACGTCATCAAGCAGGCGAAGATGATCGACGACGCGATTGCGAAGGTCCCCGGCGAAACGATCGCCAAGGCGAAGCTGCCGTATCTTGACCTCATCAAGACCCTTTCCCAGGCCAAGGCCGAGTTCGACAAGAACAACAAAAAGGAAGAGTACTCGTTCAATCCGGCGCTCAAGGAGAAGGACTTCATCGAGTATCTGAAGGGTGTCCGCGATGGCATCAAGAAACAGATCGACAACGGCGCCCTGGGTGACATTGAGGACTTCATGAAGGACGAGCTGAATACGGCGCTCGAGAATGCGTTCAAGGCGGCCGCCAACGAGGGCGGTGACGTCGAGAAGGCTATCCGTGACGTGCAGGACCGCGTGGCGAAGAAGTTCGGCAAGGTCGGAACCTCCGTCATCGGCGAGGGTATTCTCAAGTACGAGACCGGCCAGACCGTCTCCGACTACATCGGGAATATCGACAAGGAACTCGAGCAGGCCATCGGAGCCGCCGAGGAGTGGGTCAAGCTCCAGGAGCTGATCAAGCAGGGGAAGACGACCGGCGCAGCCCCGCGCATGGTCGAGCTGCTCCATCAGTTCGGCTCCAAGGAAGAGCTCCAGACGTACATCAACATGCTCAAGGAGCTTCGCACCGAACTTGGCGCGACCGAGGATGTTAAGACAGAGAAGAATGGTGCCAGCTCTTACAAGACCGACCTGAACACCTTCCTCACCGCCCTGCGCAACGCCCGCAAGGAGCTCGACAAGCTCTCTGACGAGGGTGACGTCAAGTACCTGGAGAAGCTGGCCGCCCTCGGGAAGAAGGTCAGCATCAGCCTCGGAGACGACTTCAAGGCCACCGACGAGCAGATTATGGCCCTCATCGAGAAGTACAAGAGCAAGCTGGAGACGAAGGATCGCATCGACATCGAGCTGAACCTCATCACCGACAAGGCCGAGGATAAGCTGAAGGCCTATTCAGACCTGGTCTCCGATCTCTGGGACCGCTATGACAACAGCAAGAAGATGCAGGATTGGGGCCTCTCGCCGACCGAGGGTACCACGTCCGAGGTGATGGACGAGATCAAGGCCCTCGAGAAGTACCTGCGCGATTCCGGCCTTGGAGACGAGGCGGTGAAGCTGGCGAATGACATCGCCGAGAAGCGCGTCCAGATTGCCCGCACGGAGCAGGAGGAGGTCGCGAAGATCATGTACGATGCGAACACCAAGTCTCTCGACAAGATCGAGCAGGCCTACAAGGAGATGATAGAGAACGTCTCCAAGATCCGGACCTGGGACAACGAGGAGGAGAAGACGGTGGCCATCAACAACCAGATCGCCAAGTCTACGCGCGACATCGCCGATGCCCAATGGGACGCCTATAAGAGCACCGAGGCTTACGCCCTGGCGTTCGGCGACCTGTCCGGCATGTCCGACGAGCTGCTCGCCTCACTGAAGGCCAATCTCGAATACTGGCTCCAGCTGCCGGAAGGCGCGCTGAACCCGACCGAGATCCAGGCGATCGTGAAGAACATCAAGCGTATCGAGGACCAGGCCGGAAACAACGAGGTTTCCAGCTTCTTCGAGGCTATTGCCACCGGTCTGCGCGAGATCGGCGAGGCGCGCTCCGCGCTGAAGGATCTGCCCGAGCTGTCCGGCAAGGTCGCCGAGGCGCAGAAGGAATACTTCGAGGCCCTGAACCGCGAGCGTGAGGCCCGGGCGGCGTATGCGGCCGAACAGACCGACGAGAACTTCATCGAGATGACCGCAGCGGTCCAGGAATCCGCCATCGCCGAGCAGAATCTCACCGACGCGACGAACAACTTCAACTCCGCCCAGACGCGCGCCAACAAGGCCGTTAAGAACTCGACCGCCCGCATGCAGCAGATCGAGAGCGCGTACAGTCAGGTCGGCAATACCATCGACGACACCATTAAACTGGTGGAGGACATGGCGGAGGCTTTCGGCCTTCCGATCTCAGACGATGTAAAGGACGGAATCGAAGGCTTCACGAAGGGCTTCAAGCTTGTAGGCCAGGCCATCTCTCTGGCTACGGCCGCCATGGCTGCATATAACACCATGGAGACCATCACGCTGAAGACCGGAGAGAAGCTCATCGCCACGCTGACCCCGTTCATCGGCCCGCTCATCGCCGCCTTCGCCGTTGTCGGCTCCATCATCGCCGCCATCACGATCAAGGAGAACCGGCTGAAGAAGCAGGTCGAGGAGCACAAGGATGTCGTCGAGAAGCTGGAGAAGGCCTACGACCGGCTCCAGAAGGCGATGGACAAGGCCATCAACGTCTCGCGGCTGCGCTCCTCCTTCGCGGAGATGAACGCCAACCTCATCAAACAACGGAAAGAGCTGGAAGAGGCTATTGCGGCCAACGGCCAGCGGAAGCAGACCGATGAGGTCAAGAAGGAGACCGAGGAGCTGTCCGAGCAGCTTTCCGAGGTCAAGGACAAGCTTGTCGAGCTGAAGGACGAGTTCTATGAGATGCTCGGCCTGTCTACCGACTCCCAGGGCACGGCGAAGAGCTGGTCCTCTGATTGGCTGTCCGCCTTCAAGGAGACCGGCAACGGGCTGAAGTCCCTGCGTGACGACTTCGAGAAGCTGTATGATGACATCATTGTCGGCCAGCTTTGGAGTTCCGTGATGGGAGACCATATCGAAGAGGTCCAGAATGCGATAAAAAAGGCCCTTGCGGACGGACGAATCTCCGACATGGAGGCAGAGACCATCCGGTCCTACAAGGAGATGCTGTACGACTGGAATCGCCAGCTTGAGGGCGAGGCTCGCCGGCTTGGGGTTTCCTCTGGTTCCGTCTCCGAGAATACGCTCCAGCGGGGCGTGCAGACGGTGACGGAACAGACGGCCTCCGCCGTCGAGTCCATCCTCAATACGACTAGCTACAACGTCTCGGATACGAATGCCAAGGTGACGAACATCGAGACCGCGCTGACAGGTGAGGGGGAGAACACGATTCTCACCCAGCTGAAGTCCCAGACGCGGTACCTGGCCGACATCGCGAGGATCGCATCGGCGGTGTACTATCCGGGCGGCCACCCGAAGGGCGCCGGAGCGCTGAAGGTCATCACCGAGATGGCATAGAAATAGGGAGGGCGATGAACCCTCCCTATTTCTTACAGGGCCTCGATTTCCTTCAGTTTGCCCTGGATCTCGCTGCAGTTCTTCGAGAAGAACGGCTCGCGGCCCAGGCGGTCCCGGACAAGGGCCGAGTAGTGCAGGATCACGCGGCGCGTTGTGCCGTAGCGATTAGCGACGTCTTGTCCGCTGTATCCGTAGATGAAGTGGAGGAAATACCAGAGGAAGTGCCGGGCGTCCAGCTCGGACCGGCTCTTGCCCGTCTTCATCTGGTCGACCGTGATGCCGAAATGGTCGGCGACGACTTGTTCAATTCTTTCGATCATAGTGCTATCTCTTGTGATGCCCGATATGCCACATTCCGCAGTCCGGGCAGACGTACGGGTGGTACTTGTTCTTGTTGACGTGGTTCTTGTCCATGAAGGCCAGGGCCTCGTCGAGCGTCTTGTAGGCCACCTTCGGAACGAGCTTGCCGCGCTTGTTGGTCCAATGCTGGTGGAGGGCTTTTGCCTTCCGGATTGCGTACGACTGCCTCATCGCCCAGTCATTCTCCGGATCGACTCCATCTTGTTGACGGTGTCGCCGATGGTTATCCATGTCTCCGGGATGTGCGCCTCGGACTCCTCGACAATGCGCCATTTCCCGAAGAACACGCGCTCGGAAACATGGAAGCCAGGCTCGTCCGTTGGCGGAATGCTTTCCGGGACGAGATAGTGGACGTAATGCACGTAGCATTCGCCGTTCGGGTCTTTGTAGACCACGTGCTTCGCCCTCTTCGGATCTCTTTCGCCGGCGCCAACCAGCCTCGTGTCGAATCTGGCATAGAGGACCTCCCTCCTGTCCGGCGACGCAAAGAGCTTGACTTTAGTTTCTACTGGTCCCATTCTTTTTCTCGTTGAATCTCTTAAGTACTTCGGAATAGAACGCCTCCTTTCCTTGCCTGGGAAGGTCGGTCTGGGCGAGATCGATGATGGTGTCGTCGATCCATTGGACATCCTCCCATGTAAGCCCCAGCTCTTTTTTCGCCTTCTCGTAACCGGCGCGCTGGCCGTTCCGGTATGCCTCGTCCGCGTGATACACGTCCTCTGGCGCAAGTTTTTTCTTCTTATTCATCGTTCTCGCTTGTTGGTAATATCTGTTCCGTATCGATAGTCTCGTCATGAAGGCCATAGAACATCTCGGTGAGGTGACCTATAAGGTATGCCCAGGCCTCCTGGTCCTCGATGAGTCTCGGGGTCATGATTCTGTGCGCGAC